ATGCAGAACTTCAACGTGTCGGTGGCGATCACCGATGCCTTCATGCTCGCGCTCGAAGCTGGCAAAGACTTCGACTTGATCCACCCGGTCTCGGGCAACGTCGTCGCGCAGCTTCACGCCCCGACGGTCTGGGCTGAGATCGTCCGCTGCGCGCACAAGATCGGCGACCCCGGCTTGTGGTTCATCGATCGCGTGAACGCCGCCGATGCACTGTCCGAAGCACTCGGGCCGATCGAAGCACCGAACCCTTGCGCAGAAGTGGCTCTGCGTCCGTATGACGCCTGCTGTCTCGGGTCGGTCAATCTCGCCGAGTTCTTCGTTGAGAAAGAAGCTGCCGGCAACGCACACAAGTACGGCAACGTCGTGATGCGCCACGGCTCGATTGACTTTGACCGGCTACAGAAAACCGTCCAGCACAGTGTCCGCTTCCTCGACAACATGTTGACGGTCAACAAGTACCCGATCCCAGAGATCCACGACGTCACGTCGAAGTGCCGCAAGATCGGCCTCGGCGTCATGGGTTGGGCGGATTTGCTGATTCAGTTGGGCATCGCGTACGGCTCACCGGAAGCGCGTGAGCTGGGCAGCCACGTGATGAAGCTCGTCAACACATGGGCCATCGATGCCAGCGAGAAGCTCGCCGAGGAGCGTGGACCGTTTCATCACTGGCCAGTCTCGAAGTGGGCCAAGCAAGGCCACAAGCCGCGTCGTCACTCAACGGTAACGGTCATCGCACCAACCGGCACGATCAGCATCATCGCTGGCTGCAGTAGCGGCATCGAGCCGTTGTACGGTCTGTCGATGACACGTGATCAAGCAGGTATGACGATGCTCGAAGTTAACCCGCTCGTCGAGAAGATCGCCAAGCGCGAAGGCTTCTGGTCTGATCAGCTCGCCGAGACCGTGCGCCAGACAGGATCGCTGGCTGACGCGCCTAGCGTCCCCGATCATTGGCGCGCGGTGTTTGCCGTTGCCAACGAGTTGAGCATGGAAGATCACGTTGGGATGCAGTCGATCTTTCAGGTCCACACTGAAGACGGTATTTCGAAGACGATTAACGTCAGGAATGACGCGACCGAGGCCGACATCGAGCGCGCGTACATGTTGGCGTGGACGAAGGGGTGCAAGGGCATCACCGTCTACCGCGACGGCTGCCGTTCGGGGCAAGTACTCACGGCCGGCGTTGCCGTCAAGCCCAACGACGTGCCCACCGTGGTCGCCCCCGTCGCAACTGCACCCGTTGCCGCGACTACCAAGCGCCGTGTACCCGCCGACGGCCGGCGCGCAGGCGTCACGCTGAGCCGTTCGACACCGTACGGCAGCGTCCACATGACGATCAACCATCACCCCAGCGACGGCGACCCGTTCGAGCTGTTCGTACGCGTCGGCAAGTCAGGCTCCGAGGTCATGGCGTGGGCTGAAGCGTTCGGTCGTGTGGTCAGCTACACGCTCGCGCTGCCGTCGCCGTTCTCGCCCCAGGCGCGCCTCGAAGAAGTCGCGCGGCAGCTCAGCAACATCGGCGGTGGCGACGTCTGGGCCGTCGGCATGGAGCGTGTCGTGTCCGCGCCCGACGCGATCGCCAAGATGTTGCTATCGCACTTGGGTATCAACGACAGCTTCAACTATGTCGTCGACGCGCCTCCAGCTACGCATGCACCGATGCCCATGCACGCGCCTGCGGCACCTATCGTCAGTGCTAGCACCGTCAACGCCGCTTCGAATGGTCACGTTCGGCCCAAGTCGAAGTCGCTGAGCGATCTGTGCCCGGCATGCGGCAAGGCGACGTTCATCTACCAGCAGCGCTGCGGGCTGTGTACGAACTGTGGACACTCGAAGTGCTGAGCTGATTGAGCTGATTTGTCGTTCACCGAGAGCTAGCTGTATCACTCGTCTTTAGGGAGGCGAGCCACATGACCCGAGAGCTGGAGATGCATGACAGTCGTCGCTGAAGCTGCGATCGACGACGAGCCGCCGCTGATCATCCGCGGGTCCACGGCTGGCGCCAACTGTTTCGACTGCCCGTTCTCATACATGGGCAAGCCGAAGCAGCCGGTGACTGGCGAAGGCTCTGAGCGCGCGATCTGGATTATCGTCGGCGAAGGTCCTGGTCAGAACGAGACCGTTCAGCAGCGTCCGTTTGTCGGACAGACGGGCCGCATGGTCAACGAGGCGCTCGCACGCATCGGCGTCAAGCGTGAGTCGCTCTGGATGACCAACGCGACCTTGTGCCAGCCACCGAGCGGTTCAACCGAGCTAGAGAAGCGGCAAGCACGCCAGAGCTGCGCGCCACGCCTCAAACAGGAGCTGGCGCAGTTCCCTAACCGACCTGTTGCAGCGTTGGGCTCGATCGCGGCACAAGGTTTCTGCGGCGAGAAATTCTCGATCACGCAGATGGCCGGCGCGCACTACGAAGTCGACGTCGACGGGTCCGGGACGCTCCGGTCCGTCATTCCGACGACACACCCCGCAGCGATTTTGCGTGGCGGCAGTGGCAAGGGCGGTTGTGCACACTCGAGCGACCTCGGCTTTTGGTCGTTGCTCTACGACCTGAAGAAGATCAACCTCCTCGCACGCGGCGCCGACATCAAATTCACCGACGACATCGAGTTCGAGACGGAAGATTCCGTTCGGGCCGAAAAGCTCGTCGAGGATTTCGTCCGCGAAGCTCGCATCAAGCGCGCGTTCGCGTGTGACACCGAGACGTACGTCGATGACCCCAAGCAGCACTCCGCGCTGCAAGCCGCCCACGCCAAACTCAGCGCAATTGGCCTCGCAACTGTTGACCGCGCGATCAGCGTCGCGTGGGCTATCCTGACGCCGCGCGCACGCCGTCTCATCGGCGCGATCCTCGCTGATCCTACGATCACGAAGACGTTCCACAATGGTCTCTACGACGTCCCGGTCCTGAACCGGCACGGCTTCACGGTCCAGGGCCCGCAGGAAGATACCCTGCTCCTGCATCACAGCGCGTTCCCCGGCTTGCCTCACGACTTGCAGCGCGTGACGACACAGTTCTACGCGATCTCACCGTGGAAGGCCGAGCACCGGCACGGCCAGGGTGACCTGATCGACCTGCTCAAGTACAACGCCCGCGATACGCTCGCGACGGCGCGCGTCGAGGCGCCGCTGACGATCGTCATCAAGCGGACGAATTCCGAGAAGACTTATGAAGTCGACCGCGCCATGGCAAAGGCCGCCGCGATCATGCACGTCCGAGGCGTACCCATCGACAAGGACGTCAACGAACACCTCCGGGTTGGCTTCCGTACCAACGTTGACCGATCACGCAGTGAGCTGATCAACAAGGTCTTCGAGCCCGCCATCAATCCAATCTTCAAGGAGCGTCTCGCGTTCGAACAGTCGCGGCGCTGCCGCAAGCAGGACCCGCTCGATCAAGACGAACGTATCGATAAACGCATCGCCGAAATGGACAGTGGCAAGAAGCCGTTCAAGTTCATGATCGACTCCGGTGATCATATCGTTGCGTTCTTGAAGGCCTGCGGTGTGCCGTTGAGCTTGCAGACGTCGAGCGGTCGGATCTCGACGAAGAAGGACATCCTAGAAAGCTTCGTGCACCACCCCGAGGTCCGGGCGCTGCTCACGTACCGTGAGAACGCCAAGCTGCTGTCGACGTTCGTCGAGCGCATGTTCACGCGCGAGTATGCGAACGGCAAGGTCATCTACGGGTTCTGTGACGAGAACAGTCGCTGCCATCCGCGCTGGAGCGTTCACAAGATCACTGGCCGCTGGGGCTCGGAGTCGCCGGGAAGTCAAAATTGGCCCAAAGCTGACAAGAAAAAAGGCCGACCGAACCTGCGCACCCAGGTCATCGCACCGCACGGGCGCGCGCTCGTGGCCTTCGATGCAGCACAGCTCGAAGCGCGGATCATCGCGTTGCTCTCGGCTGACCCGTTCCTGCTCGACATCTTCGCGAACAAGCGCGACATCCACAGCGAGTTCGCCCGCATCGTCTGGCCTGACTTCGATCAGAAGCCTGTTGACGAACGGAAAGTCCTACGCGACATGATCAAGCGGCCCGAGTACGGCGCGTTCTACGGCGGCGCCGTCGACACGCTGTGGAAGGCCGTCGTCCGCGACTACCCGAACGTCACCATCGGCATGATCGGCAAGATGGTCGCGATGATGAAGACCAAGATGGGCGGCGTCACCGCGTGGCACCAGCGCATGATGCGCGTGGCCGACACGGCCGGCGAGGTCCGCAGTGCGATCCTGGGGCGTCGTCGTTGCTTCCCGCTCAAGCAATTCGAGCTGTCCGAGGTCGTCAACTTCCCCGTGCAGAGCACAGGCGCGGACATCATCAACCTGGGCTTGATGGACATCATGCCGCGGTTGCCCGAGGACGCGTTCCCGATCCTGCAGATCCACGATGCCGTTGTGTTCGAGTGCGACGAAGACGACCAGGATCTGGTCAAGCAGTTGGTGATCACGTCTTTTACGCGCGATGTGACCTACGAAGGCGTGACGGTGAATTTTCCCGTCGACGCGCGTGCTGGAAAATCTTGGGCCGAGGTCAACTGATGCGCCAACGTCATTCCTTTCAGCACTTCATCGACGTGCCCTTGACCATTCGTGAGCTGGCCGGCGCAGAAGAAATTGGGCGTTGTCGTTCCGATGCTAACGGCGCGTACAGCGACGGCATCATCGATCCGCACCGCCAACCCGTCGACATCGACATTCAGGGCGCGATCGCCGAGCTTGCCTTCATGAAGCACTACAAGCTGCCGTGGACTGGCCGGTTGTGGACGCGCGAGGAATGGGCTCTACGCCGTGGGGAGGGCGATGTCGGATCGATCCAGATCAAGTCGGTGCGTAAGGCCACGCACAAGTTGATCATCCCAAAAAAACACGCGCACATGGGTGACTACCCGTACGTGCTCGTCTCGTTACACAAGCTGCCCATCGTGGTGTTGGCGGGATGGTGTTGGGGCACGTTCGTGATCCGTGACAAGTGGTGGGACGAGACGTTGGACGTGCCTGCGTGGGCCGTTCGACGCGGTTCGTTGTGTCCAATGGAAACGTTCAAGCCGTCACAC